TATCAACAGCTTCAACTGGTGACCAGCTTGTGCCATTGTAATATTTGATAACATTGCTTGTTGTATTAAAATATAATGCACCATCTAGTAAAGCATCCCCATCATTATCTAATGTTGGATCGTTAGCTTTTGGCCCAAGATACCTGTCATCAAAATTATCATATGCTGTTTCAGCCGCAGTAGCAGAATTAGCCGCAGATGTTGCTGAATTAGCAGATGCAGTTGCAGAATTAGCGGAATTAGTTTCTGATGTACTTGCGGCAGTTGCCGAGTTAGATGCGTTAGTTGCAGATGTAGATGCAGATGATGCAGAATTTGCGGCATTTGTAGCTGATGTAGATGCCTCACTAGCTTTTGTAGTTGCTGTAGTTGCTGAACTGGCCGCAGATGTAGCAGAATTAGATGCATTTGTTTCGCTGGTAGCAGCGTTAGTTTCGCTGGTAGCCGCATTAGTTTCGCTTGTTTGAGCATTGGTTGCCGCAGTAGATGCTGTCGTTGCACTAGCCGCAGATGCAGTAGCTTGAGTAGTTGATATACCAGCTTGTGTAGTTGAAATTCCAGCTTGAGTAGTTGCAGTAGTTGCAGACGTTGCCGCATTTGTTTCTGATGTAGAAGCCGCACTAGCACTTGCTGCTGCCGCAGTTGCAGATGATGTTGCACTTTCTGCATCAACTAATAAAGACCATTTTGCGTTATCAGTATTTGTACTAATAGGTTGTGCGCCACTTGAAGTATGTGCTGTTATACAAATATAAATATTTCCATTAGATGTATCTTTTATAATATCTCTTTGGGCATATGTTTCAGCAGATGTCCAATTGCCTTGAAATTGTCCTAATTCTTGTGCAACTGATAATTCACCTGTTCCATCAAATGCAAGAACTTTATTAGCACGATCTGTAGCACCAACAGTAAATTCAGTTGAAGCCATTGTATTTGTTCTTGATAGTTTAATTGATCTATCTGCTTCTTCTTGAATTTCTTGTACTAATGAAACTGATTTATCAAATCCACCTTCTACTGTTTCAGCAGAGAAAGGATCGTTTTCAACAAGATCAATAGTTTGAGTTTGTATTGTAGCACGTCTAATAACAAGTGTTTCACCGCTTGCTGGTGCAACAACCATAGTAACATTACCACCATTTGCATCACCTGCACCACTAACTGTATAATCTGTAGATATAGATTTAACTGTTTCTGTACCTAATGCTGATCTTAAAATAACCTGTATATCAGCATCTACACTTATCTTAAAAGTGTAAGGGAATACTGTTTGGGAAGCATTACCAGAATAAGAATTTTTTATAATTGTTGTACTAATAGTCATATTATTCTTCTATCTTATCATTAAATGGTTTTTTAATAAAGTTAATAGGATACTCATTATCAGTTTTTTCAATAAATTCAATCAACTTCATTATCTTAATAGCTAGTTTTTTACTATCATTTTCACTTAATATTTCTTGTAATAATACAGTACCGCCAGCTTGTTGAGATAATCGTTCTATTAGTAGTTTATTTGTCTTTAATCTTTCACCTCTAACCATTAAAGCCAATTTATGTTTATCTGTTAAAGTTTCTCCTGTAACTAAATTTGCTACAGCTTCTTTGTAATCAAGTGTTATTTGAGCATTTTCTTTTTCAAATTGTTCAATACCACCTTCTGATTTTTCCATAAATCCTATAGCTGGATGTTGACCTATTTTAATCCATCTACCTAATATTCTACCTATAACTGGTATATCTAATACTTTTTCTAATTCATTGGTAACTTCTTTTAAATCATTACTTTTAAATTTATATACACCTTGACCAGAATAAGTATTAAAGAACCATTTTAATATTTCTTTGTTTTTTCTAGCATCATCTGCTTTATCAGTTGTCTTATCAATTGCAGTTGTACCTCTAAAATCATCATATGGAGTAGTACCATTCATCCATCCTATTAAATCAGCAAACAAACTAAATACAGGGTTCATAGATGGTAATCCAGATGATCCTACATAACCAAATAAATCAGCAGGTGTTTCTAATGAACCAACTTTACCATCATCACCAATACTCATTGCTTTGTATAAAATACCATTAATTAATCTTGATGTTTCATCTTGTGGTATTCTTAAATATATTGGTCTGCCATCTGGTGTTTCACCTAATACTATTGGAATGTAATTTATTTTATCCCAATCAGAAATACCATATTTATAAACCGCACCTAAACCAACACCAAATAATCCTATTTCCATAGATTTTTGTAATATTTTAGGAATTACATTGTATGCTACAAATTTACTACCAACTGATACAGGTGCTTCTTTAAATCTAGTTATATCTGCTCTCCAACCTTCTTTAAATGCGTTAGAGTATAAATATAAATTATTAGTTAATGCGTTTAATTTACCTTGTCTTAAAAAGTTTGGTGATCCTACTTCTGATTGAACTCTTAACATCATTTCTTTATCAGTCATTTTTAACTCACCTCTTTTAACTTGATCTTTTAAAAACATTGCACCTGCAATTTTAGGTGTTCTTTCAAACATTCTTGCAAAGTTACCAAGACTTTCAAATAAATATCCAAATGTTGAACTCCAATATTTATCAAAACCTTTTTTCTTATTTAGATCACCTAGTAATTTTTCAAGCGCATATGTATCTGGGTCTTTATCTTTTAATAATGCTCTATTTCCAGCTTGACCTCTATAACCTTCATTCATAGATATTAAAAAACCTTCATTTTCCATCCATCTAGTCAATTCAGTACCATCTTTAAAAATAGATTTATAAGCAGGTTTTATTGCTTGGAAGTAATATTTAAGTAATGAATTTTTACCTTTTCCAGCTATATCAATATATCTAGCACCTTTTAATAATTTAACTGATCTGTTTAAATCTCTACCCAAGTTGATTGGCCAGAAAGCAGGATTATATTCAGTAAATAGTTTTCTAAATACATCACCAGTTTGTGTCATTAATTTGTACATATAGAATGTACCATTAGGATTTTCTTTAAATGATTGTGCAACAAATTTATTTACGTGCCAATGTTGCATTTTACCATCTTTCATATAACTAAATTGTTCCATGCCTTTAGCGGGTTTTTCTAACTTACCTTCTCCAACAAATTTAGGTTTATAAATAATTCTATCAGATGGCTCAAAAGGTTTTTTACCATATCGTTCCATCCAATGTTTGTTTTCTTTTAACCATTTAATAGTTAATGCCATTGTTCTATGTCTTTTAGCTTCAACTAATAACAACATATCTTTTTCAAGTGTTGCATTAAATACATTCATAATGTCATCAAACGAACCTTTAGAACCTTTTAAAAATCTTGTAGCACTTGAGTTTGGCCCATATTTTTCTATACGTTCAAGTAAGTATTTTCTTACATTGAAAGTTACGTATTCTTTATTGTTTTCTAATTTAGCTATTAATTCTGCACTATACATTCCACTTTCTTTTAATTCTGGGATAACCATTTCTTGTCTAACTTTGTAAAATTCATTTGTTAGATTTATTAAATCTGGATGCATTTTTGCATAATAGTCATAAACTTCTTTAGCAGTTCTATCACCTAATTTTTTAGCTAATTCTGGATTGACTTTCATAATACCTAATGCATTTACTAATTTATTTCTTTGAGAACTTTCAGCTATGTTTCTTAAAAATAATGCAGTACCAATATCAATTGAGTTGTATCCTAATTCTTCTGCTGGCTTAACAACTTTGTTAATCATATCTTCTGTATATCTTTTTAATTTAGCATGACGGTATCTGTAGTTTTCAATAGACCAGTTTAAATCTTTTGCTAATGGACTATGCCATCTTTCATTACCAGTTCCTTTAAATCTTCTGTATATCCAATAAAAGTTATCTATTGCTTCTGTACCTAAAATATCTGCTTTAGAAGGTGTGTAATCTTTTTCTATTCTTTCAATCATTAAGTCATTAGTTTCTCTAAACATATTACTTATGTCTGATACTACTTTACCTAATCTTTTGTCTGATCCAGATTTTAAATCTATTTGTATTCTTTCCCAGTTTGCTTTAACTTCTGGTCTTGCGTGCATATAATGCATCCACATTTCCCAAGTTCTAGGTGCATTGTTTTTAACCCATTGTGGTCGTAACATAAACGCCATCATAAAATCAGCCATTAGTTCTCTTGGGCCATCTCTATATGCTGTGTAATCTGCTCTAGCACTTCTATCAAATGGTTTCCATTTAGCTGATAAACTTTTAAGTTCTGATGTAATCCATTCTTTGTTTACTAGGTTTCTTTCTTTTAAACCTTTTTCAAAGTTTTTAGCAAAGATTTTGTATGCTTCATTAGTCAATCTACTATCACTAGGTTTACCATTAATTTTATCTGCAATAGCTTTTAAATGATTTGACATTAATCCTTTTAATGCATCTCTAACTACTAATTTTTTAACAGCACCATCTAACTTAACAAATGCATTATAAAAATCTGGATTAATTTTTTCTCTAGCACCAGCATCTCTAAATATTTGTAATACTGTTTCTGGTGTAATTTCTAATTTTTCTAAATCTACCTTAACTTCTTTTTGTTTTTCTTTAGCTTCTTTTATAGCGGCTTTCTTCATTGCCTCTATTTCTTTTGCACTAAATGGTTTTGCGCCTTCATTTTTACCATCAATCCATTTATTCATATAGCCTTTTAATGTAGCTATTGAACCTAATATGTTACCTCTACTTAAAGTACCGTTAGGTAAATAATCAATTAAATGACCCAATTCATGCGCAAACGTCATCATAAATTGTTCTGGGTTTTTTTGTAATGCTTCGTTAATAACTATTCTAGGTGATTTCTTTCCTTTAAATTGGAAATAACCATTTAAACCTTCTGGTAAGTTTCTTACTTCTGGTGATTTTTTAACAAATACTTTGTATAGTTCTACAAGATCAATTAAATCTAACCCTCTTGATGAGTTAAATAATCCTTTCCATGCGGCCGCATTAGTAGAGTAATCTGCTGGTAAACCTTTTGTTTGTGTAAATATATCATTAGGTATTCCCCAGTTATCACCATCTCTACTACTGTTTACTCTATCGTAAAATGTACCTTCTTTTTCTTTAAAATTTTCAAAGTAATTAGTTGCTTGTGCATTAATCTCACCATTTTGTATTTTCTCTGGTTTAATTGTAGCTAAAATTTTATTAGTTTCTGGATGTAAAAATAGTATAGGGCTATCTTTACCTGCACCCATAACTTGAGCAGTTTTTACTTGTCCATTTTCTGTAAATTTAATTAGTTGTTCATAAGCTGATCTATTGATTGCTACATTTTCATTACCAACTCTAACAATTAAAGTGTCAACTGGAAATTTAGATTTACCACCTGCTTCTAATGCAAATAGTATTTCTGCTTTTTTGTTTCTGTTTGATATTTGACCTCTTTCATTATTGATAAAAT